AGCTTGAATCACTGGTGGATAAAAAGATCGGTGCTTCAAGCCTGGATAAAGAATATCTTCTCGAGCAGAAGGAAGTTATCAAGGCTGAATGGACAGCAAGTAAAAAGCTTACCAGTCTATTTGCTCCGATGGATGATAAGACTCGGGACCTGTTTGATACGGTGGCCAATACGGTAATTCCACTAGATCCACGTATTAGACCAAGTGCAATCCGTACTTTTCTAGATTATGTGCAGAGGAATGATACAGTACTGACTAGCTATTTAAACTCAGCTACAAGCTCTTTGGCTGATGATGTACTTAAACGCTGGCTGAGTACCGATATGGCAGCTATTCAGGCTGTGGCAAGCAATACAGCTTCAACCGTGGTGGGTGGCGCAACACTTCAACAGGTAGTGGCATATCAGATAGGACAAACAGTTCAATTGAATGCGCCGTTGCTGATGGCTGAAAGTGCTGGTGACATCGTAATCAAGATTGAGAATGCAAGAGGATTAGGTATCGATCTGGATATGTTGAATGCTGGTGACGGCGTTCTCATGCCGATGGGACTGTCTTTTGAAGTAGTTTCGATTGAAGCGATTGAAGGGCAGATGGTTTATACATTGAAGGCATTGGTGAACTAGATGAAATTACACTTGAAAGATGGCAATGTGCTGAAATATAAGTCAGGCATGTCTCTGACTGGAATTATTATTACCTCGATTGAGTTGGAATTCGAAGATGATAGCTGTATCCCCGAGGAGGTGCTTTGGCATTGGAACGGGAAAGCGACTATCAATAAGTCTTATAGCCTGGAAGATAAGCTGAAGACGATCCAAGCACTTTCCGAAGCTATTCAGCGTAATGAGCCAATGATATATGAACACACTCGATTGGCAGAAAAAAAGCTGCTTGATCTTATTGCAAGCCTTTAACAATTCAAAAATCAATTAACCGTCCGAAAGGGCGGTTTTTTTATGGAGCATGAAAAATGCCGCAAACAAATAAAAATGCTGAACAGGAACAAGATCAGTTTTGTTTCCAGCTTGGCCAAGTCAGTGTAGATAAGCCAGAAGAAGGGAAAAAGAAGCGTACCTTCTCAGGTGTTGCCTACAGTGGTGAAGCAATTACGGATCACTGGTATTGGGACAAAGTGGTCTTTGATCTTGATTCGATCCAGATTAAGGGGCGTATCCCCGCATTACTTGAACATCGTACTAGCCAGCGAGCAGGGGCAATCAACTCCCATTCAGTAAGCCATACAGAAGGCTTAAGAATTGAGGGGAACTTGCTTTCCAATGAGTTTGGTACACAGGTAGCTCAGGATTCTGATGATGACTTTCCATGGCAGATGTCAGTACGGATCTACCCAACCACCGTTGAAGAAGTCAAAGAGGGCTCAGTGGTGGTGAATGGTCGAACATTCCAGGCACCCATTGCGGTATTTCGTGGTGGTCGTATCCGTGAAGTGTCTTTCTGTGCCCTAGGTGCAGACGACAACACAAACGCCGTGGCAGCAAGTCACTCTCCAAAAAACTTTAATCAACCAGAGGACACAGACGTGACCGAATTAGAAAAGGCTCAGGCCAAAATTACCGAATTGGAAGGTCAGGTGAATACTCTGACTGAACAAAACAAACAGTTTGCAGCTGCAAAACGTGAAGCTGAAATCAGCGCATTGGGCAAAGACCTAGGCAAAGAGTTTAGTGCTGAAGATATTGAAGAAATGAAAAAGCTTAATGATGGTGCATTTGCATTCTCAGCCAAGCAGCTTCGTCAATTTTCGGCGGGTAATCAACCACCACCAGCTGGACAACAGACACAGCAAGCGCCAGGTGTAAATCCGGCATTTGCTCATTTGTTTAGTCATCAGGCGAATGGTGGACAAGGTAGTCAGCCACAACAGCAAGGTTCAGCTCTGGATCAGGCATTTAATCAGTTTATGGCAGCACAGCAACAAGGAGCTAAATCATGAGCCAAGTATTAACAGGCACTATTGAAAATAAACAGCTGGTGGTGGGTGATGGTATTCGCACTGAGAATGCCAAAGTAAAAACAGCTATGGCGTACAAGCGTGGGGATTTGCTGAAAGTTGATACCAATAATCTTGCTGACCATCCAGTAGTCACAGAAGGTGTCGTTGGTGATTGGAATGCAATTGCTGTTTCAGATTTTACAGCGGAACAATCCACTTACCATGCTGCAAATAACCTTGAAATGCCAATCTACGTGCAAGGCTCATTTGATATTGCTGAAGTTACAGTAAATGGAACGCCGCTGACTACTGCTCAATATGATGCAGTGCGTGCACAGGCATTGGTTAACAAGATCGAACTCCGTAAAGTTGTGGGGAACTAAAACATGAGTCAAACTTTTACATTTCAAAATGCACCGGTTGAATTGCTGGATGTACCACAGCTAGTTCTATTAACCGATACTACTCAAAAGGTAGATACCTGGTTAATGGACCGCTTCTTCCCACAACGTGTGTCCTACACTAAAAAAGAAGTTCCAGTAGGTGAGCTAAATACAGCAACTCCACTTGCGCCGTTTGTGACTCCGACTGCAGCTGGTCGACAGATCAAAGTGGGTGAATCTGGTAACGTGAAATTCGTTAAGCCAGCTTACCTGAAACCTATGATGACGGTGATGCCGAGTGAAGTGCAGAACACGGCGCTGATTGCACGCTTACGTCAATTTGGTGTAATCGCCACCGGTTCAAATCGTTTGTCTGATGCAGATCTGCTGCTGATCGACCAAGCTCAAAAAGCATTGTATCTGCGTCAGTCAATTGAAAACCGAAAGTTACTAATTGCACGTGATGTCTTGCTCTACGGTAAAACCACTTTTGCTTCTGCAGACTTTCCGATGTACAAAGTGGATTATGAACGTAATCCAGCGTGTAATTACGCACCATTAATTAAATGGGGACAGGCTGGTGCGACTCCAGTGAAAGATATTCAAGCCATGATCGACTTGTCTATCGAGCATTCAGGCACATCACCTATTATGGCTTTGACGACCTCTAAGGTTTACAACACCTTAATCAAGGATCCAGAGTTCAAAGAAAAATTCATTGCGCCGTATGCTGGTATTAGCGTTCCACTAACTCCGACTTTCGATCAAGCTGATAAGCCTCAATTCCGCGGCACAGTGGATAATATTGAAATCTGGACTTATGACGTGAGTCATAATATGGGCGGTTCCTCTGATCGTTTTATTCCAGAAGATTTCTTTGGTCTAGTTTCTGATGCTAATGGTTGGGTTGCACACTGTGCACTTCAGAACGTTGAGGCCTTTGGTCAGGCTCTAGAGTTCTATTTAAGCCAGTGGCAGGAAAAGAACCCATCAAGCATTCAAATGCTTGCTGAATCATCTCCACTTGCTGTTCCAAACAATAAGAATGGCTTAGTCGGCGGTCGTGGATTCGTTTAAGGAGTAATACATGTCAAAGTACATTGCAAAACAGTCGATCGGACACTTTCGTCCAGGTCAGGAAATAGAGGGGCTTGAAGCTAAACAACTTCAGGCCCTTTTAGCATCTGGGGCTATTGTAGAGGCTAAGGCCAAAGAAGAGCCCGAGGTAGACAATACCGCTGCACGTTTGGCTGAGCTTGAAAAGGCCAATGCTGAGCTAACAGCAGTAAATAAAACCTTAACTGAAGCTAATCAGACTGCAGCTGCTGACAAGGCGAAGGTAGATCAAGAAGTTGCTGAGCTTAAAGCGAAAGTTGCTGAACTTGAAAAGGTGAAACCTGCAGCCAAGCCTAAGGCAGATACCAAGCCTGCTGACGAAACCAAGTAGGTGATCCATGTACGCGACTGAATCAGATTTGGTCGCACGATTTGGTGATGAGATTGAAGGTCTGAAAACGATGCTTCCTTCTCAGTCCTCAGTAACTGATGCAATCCAGGATGCAACAGAGGAAATTAACGGTCACATCGGTGGTCGTTATCCTTTGCCGCTTCCCAATGTGCCGAGTAATTTAAAGCGTATGGCGTGTGATATTGCGCGTTATCGTCTTTATTTTCAGCAACCAACAGAAGAAGTTCGACAGCGCTATGAGGATGCAATTGCATTCTTAAAGCGTGTGGCTGACAACAAAGCACATTTGCAGATCCAGTTGCCTGAAACAAACCAGATCGTGGATGACCAACCAAAGAATAAGCCATCAACGGCGCCAGTCGGTACTTCGTATACCGGTGGTGTATTTGGAGATTCTATTCTGGATCAAATGCCCAGCATGAAGTGAGGTGTTTATGGCTTTTGCAATAATCATTCAAGCTGAGAGCTCACCTATCGAAGCGGTGCTTAAACAATTGGGTAACTTTGATTCGCTCAAGAGCCAGTTGTTTGATGAGATTGGTGCTGGGCTGGTCAACAGTATTCAGCATCGGTTTCTAACTGGTACTGGTGTAGATGGAAATCCGTGGAAGATTTCCTGGAGAGCCAAGCTGCAAGGACGTGATGGTGTGGGCGTTGGTGAGACGCTGCGTGATACTGGTCGACTGATGAATTCCTACACACACAATGTGCTCTCAAGTGGTGTGGAAGTAGGTACAGATGTTGCGTATGCACCACATCTACATTACGGCGCAACCATCCTGCCTAAGAATGGCCAATACATCACTTTTGCAGTGGGTGGCCAATATCGGAAAGTTAAGCAGTCGATTCTACCGCCTCGGACTCAACTCGGTCTTGATGCTGAAGACGAGGTTATGGTTTTGGATATTGTTGGGAGTTTTATAGATGAGCACCTTCTTCGCGGTACGTGATGAGATTGCAGAAAAACTGAAAGAAATTCCAGAATTTCTAAAGATCTATACGCCGTTAAACTCAGTCACCGTAACCGAGATGTCGCAAGTCACGCCGTCGGCACATGTCAATTTTGTTCGTATAGACAAGAAAGCCAGTGCAGGTCGTGGAAGCATCAACCAGATTGGCCAGCAATGGGCGGTTACGGTGGCATGTCGCAATGCTCAATCTCAAATGACCGATGGACGTGCTGTAAGTGATGAAGCGGGGTTTTTGACTGAGAAAGTGATTCAACTGCTTTCCGGTTGGCAGCCTCAAGCATCACGTACGGCGCTGGAATTTATCTCAGTTCGGGATGGCTATAGTCCAGGCTTTGCATACATCACTATTATTTTTGAATCACAAAAATTCATTTAGGAGCCAGTCATGGCAAAACAATACAAGGCAACGCAGCCTGTCGGTCGCTTTAAAAAGGGCGATGTCGTTGGCGGGCTGGATGATGCACAAATCAAAAAATTAGTGGCAGATGGCGTGATTCAGGAAGTACCTGAAGCTAAAGCCGCTGCTCCAGCCAAGAAAACCACAGGGGATGAAAAGTAATGGCTAAAGAATATATCTCGTTGCAGGGTAAATTCTATTTATCCAAGCTGACTAATGGTATTGCTGGCGCTATGCGTCATCTGGGCAACGTGCCTGATTTCGAGATTGAGATTGGTGCAGACATTATTGAGCACCAGGAATCAACATCGGGTAATCGCACAACCGACTTCACAATGGTGAATACAACCTCTGTGAATTTCTCTGGAACACTTGAGGAAGTGGACAAAGACAATCTGGAGTACATTGTATCTGGTACAAATTCTGAAGTTGCAAGTAACACCATCACTGATGAGTCTCTAGGGACTGTGGTTGCTGGTCAGGAAATTCAATTAAAGGGTTATAACTTATCCCAAGTGACCTTTAAGGACTCAACCAGCGGCACACCAAAAACACTTACTGATGATCAGTACACCGTGGATGCTAAGTTTGGCACTGTGATTTTCCATGATGTAGCAGACCTCACGATGCCTATTCTGGCAACCTATACGACTGGTGCTGTAACACATACCACTTTGGCAAGCAACTTCAATGAAGAATATGAATTGTTCTTTAAAGGGGTGAATACAGCAAATGGTAAGCACATGGCTGTTCGTTTGTGGCGTACCAAGAAGTCACCAGAAACGACTTTCCCATTGATTCATGAGGAACTGGGTCAGTATGAAATCTCTGGTCAGGCTTTATCGGATGTGACTAAAGAATCAGATCCAGCATTAGGCCTATATGGCCATGTTGTGACAATTCCAGCAGCCGTCTAACAAACACAGGCACAAAGAACTCCACGGCGCTATGCGTCTTTTTTTGTGCCTGCCTTATAGTAATAAGTCTTAAAACATTTAAGATGAA